CACTTTCTATAGTTCCATCCACCAGATGTGCCAGTTTCTTTTACGTAAGTGGAGTTTAACACATTAACCTTCTGTGTGAGTGTCGCATTCGTTTCCACTGTCTGGAACTGTTTTTCAAGCTTTGTGATGTTAATTCCATCCAGAGTTACTTTGTACATTGGCATATCTGCGATATAGTCTCCGGCCTGGATATCTCCGGTTGTATATGCCGGCGTTGCCGGGTTTGCGGATGCTGGTGTTCCTTTCAATACTTTCAGTGTTAAGGACTCAACACCTGTGTTTCTGTTTCTTTCGTATCTTGCTACAATCAGGTCTATTCGTTTCATTCCCTGTGAGCCGTTTACGATGCTCAACGAATCGTATGTGTTCTTCTTTATGGATGCCGCACAGCCCTGGTGCATCAGAACGCCATCCCGGACTTTAATTTCGTTGTTTGATGAGATCTCAGCTGTCATCCGCTTTCCGGTCTGCAAAACATAAGAACCGGATCCGATCATGCCGATGTGCACATCTCTGTCCTGTTCGGACGTCACATGTGGCTTACCAACGTATCCTGTTATAATCTCCATTAGGTTTCTCCTTCCAGTTTATATGTTATTTTTTCTTTTCCGGATGATACCGTCCAGATCTTTCTGCTGATTGGTTTCTGCATACTGATTCCTGTCAGATAATCTTTTCCGCCAACTACATCCCCAAGGTCAATATCACCATCAAGCTGCGTCATGGTCATTTTATAGGACATATTTGATTTTTTGGATTCTAATTCTTTGATTCCGTTTTTTATCAATTCATCCTCTTCCGACCCACCGCTGTCATATATTGCTGTGATTTCATCAGAGCCTGTAAAATATTTATTGCTCTGTGAGATATCTCCATTCTGATCGACATACAAATGGATCACGATTCTGTCTTTCAGTTCACCTTTTCCAAGACAGATCAGATGGTTGATTCCTCTCTGGTTGTTATCAGTTGTGAAATGCATATTATTATCATTATTCAACTCATGCCTATCAGAAAGATCGTTTATTGGAACAGCCTGTACTTTTACATAGCCAGACATACCGGCATCTCCTTCTTTGTATCTGATATCCAGACGATATCCGACAGATTTCAGCATCTTCATTAACCCATCATGCAGTGTACAATATCTGATAAACTGATAATTCTGAACTGTTACACCTGTATCCACATCTACTCCATAAAACAATCCTGGAAATTCGTTTTCCACCTTGCTCCGGATGATAGCATTTAACTCACCGGAAGCCGTGGTATAATCTTGGCCTGGCTGTGGCTCTATGATTTTATGCTGCATCATTCCGCGCCAGGTATCCCCTTGCAACCGGATCACGTCAGCACTGGTATCTGTACTGAATTCTTGTACGATTCCGCCGTATTCTGTGTCTGCAGCATAGACTCTCGTTCCATACGTTATGGATCCGTCCCACTCCCAGCGTTTCATTTCAATCTCAAAATCGTTCACACCATCCACACTAATTTCAAAATCAATCTTGCTTCCGTTAATGATTCCTGCAGGTCTTCCGTACCGGTCAGTTTTTATCAGATCCATTCCGGCACACTCCTTTCTTTTCTCACTGTGATATCAAAACCAAATTCTCCATTCCAGCTTACCAGGACGTCCCCGGCCGGGATCTCTTCAAAAACCGAATTCCCTGTAGCCTTTTTATAAAAGATATTCTGTTCCGTGCCATTTGCAAGCATTTTTACGATTGTTTTCTTTTGTGAATCGATTGTTATATATTCATTCTTTTCAAGTGTTTCGAAAATCTGATAGGTGTTTCCCTCGATCATAATCTTTGGATCAGCACAAGGTCCATAAATTATCATCCAGAAATTACTGCTTTTATAGTGATCTATATACCAGTGTTCCGTACCTGCCGCAGTCTTAGAAAAATCATACGTGTGATCATACGGATAATCCAGATACTCATAGATTTCACCTTTCCCCGACGCATCTGGATAAAAGCTCTTTGTAAGTTCTTCTATCCACATCGGATATGGACAGTAAATGTCAATGGTCATATCTGTCCATGAATTCCGTATGCCAGATACACTACTCTCAATGCTCTTGATGTAACACTCGATATAATATGTACCAAACCATATTCTGCCTGGTTTTAAACTTGCAATGTCGAATTCAAAGCAATTTGTCAGTTCATCCATCATTACTTTTCGTTCTTCCAGCTTGCCTCTGAATGTTAACGTGATCTGATATGTTTTTGCCTCTTTTTCAAAGTCATATACATTGACGCCCAGCTTCTGGCTCGTTGTCATAGGTTTCCATTCATATGAATGGAAGTAACCGGATGTAGATCTCATCCGGTCACCAACAAGATTGTACTCTTTTCCATTTGAGCAGACATATTTGATCTCTATCATGCGAATACAACCCCCAATTCTCTCAATGCTCTTATGATGTCTCGTTCTGTGATGTCTCCATCATCTCTTCCTTCGATGATAATTTTTAACAGAGCAATTAATGTATCCAGTCGGCTCACAGTTTCTTTTTCCGTGCTGTCTGCGTTTACATTCCGCTGCATCTCATATTCCATGCTCGCATTTGTAAACGGGCTGGTAGCCGCATCCTGCAGTTTTGACACGGCCGAATCTATGGACGGCAGATTGCCAACGATACCTTTTGCAAATCCGGCATCGATCATTTCACCTACGAACACGCCCCAGCGGGACGGAGAATGGATGCCAAAAAATGCCAGAACCTGGCTTTTAAAGTTTCCAAGTACTCCTTTCACAGCATCCCACATCATATGGCCTGCGTTTCTTAAGCCATTAGCTATACCGCGGACAATATTTATCCCCACTGAACCCCAGTCTACCCTTATAAATGCGTTTTTTACGCTCGATACAATCTGTGGTATCTGTCCAACCAATGTAGGTATCGCCCGAATCAAACCAGCCGCTAATTTTCCGATAATTGTGATTCCGGATTGTAAAACCTGCGGAAGATTCTGACCTATTGTAGAGGTAATCTTGACAATCACCTGTGCTGCCGCTGATACAATTTGTGGAAGGTTCTTTATAATCCCATTTACAAGATTAAGAAGTAATGTTGCTCCCGATTGCAGGATTTTGGGGAACAAAGGATATATCGCATTTACAAAATTACTTATGATTGTTCCAGCCATAGTAATGATAGATGGGATTTTTTGTAGTATACCATTTACAAGATTTGTTACAATCTCCACACCTTTATTCAGGATCTTCGGAAGCTGCGATGTAATCGCATTCACTAGGTAGGATATGAGATCCTTCCCTTCAATTCCCAAAATCTGCCCTGCTGTGTTGTCTATGCTTCCCTTTAATTTGTCGATTATCGTTCGTCCTGTAGCAGCCCAATCTGTATTTATCAATTCCTTTGCCAAGGCTGCGATCAATTTAATGGCCGCCTCTGCCAGATATGGTGCATTTTCTACAAGTGATGCTGCAAGTTCTAATACGATCTTTCCGCCGCCATGTACAATTTCGCCCATATTATTAGCTGCCATGTTGATGCTACGCACAATAATACTGGTTACTCCCGCTATAAGGTCAGGCAACCCTGATAATACATTTGCAACAGCTGGAAGCAAGTTTCCAGCGAAAAATGTAATGGTTGTCTCACCAAGTGCTGCCAGAGCCGGTCCAACATCCATACCAAGCGCAATCTGCCCCATTACATTCTTGGCTGCTGCTTTCATGGAATTCATGGATCCGGATATCGTGGTTGCTGCTTCTTTTGCAGTTGTTCCAGTAATATCCAGTTCTCCCTGAATCACATGAATTGCAGAATACACATCTGACAGGTTATCTATATCATATTTCACGCCACTGATTTTCTGTGCATCTTTTAACAGACGCTGCATCTCTGTCTTTGTTCCGCCATACCCCAGTTTCAGGTTGTCCAGCATGGTGTAGTTCTGTTTCGCAAATCCCTGGTAGGCATTCTTGATGTCTTCCATATTGGATCCCATTTTACTGACATTATCGGACATGTCTGTCATAGCCATATCCGCAACATCTGCCGCTTTTGATGTATTATTGCTCAAACTGGATAGCAGGCTGGCTGAAAAACTGGTGGTTAATTCCATGTATTCATTTGCACTCATCCCAGCAGTTTTATAAGCGTTGGCGGCATTCGCCTTAACCTTATCCGCAGACTTCTTAAATAACGTTTCGATGCCACCGATGCTCTGTTCCAGGTTCGCTCCTTCGCTGATTGACGCCTTGATTGCCTTTCCGATCGCAGCCGCGGCAATCACATTTTTGATGGTGCCGGTCATCTTGCTTCCAAACGATGTTCCGGCCGGTCCTGCTTCCGGATCAATTGTTTCCTGGATCTTACCCTTGATTCCCTCCGCAGACGGAATGATCTGCACATATGCTTTTGCAAGTTCTGTTGCCACTACTGTTCACCTCCCGTCAATCTTCTCCATTCATCGTCAAATTCCTGGCCGGAATCGAAGGTTTCCATTCTGCTTTCCTTTGGTTTTATATTCTCCATAAGAATTTCTACAAGGGATCTCGGTCGGTTGATTCCGCGCATACCGTCAGAGCTGTTGAGCCATGCTAACATCCTTGTATTGTCTGATATCATTGCAAGTAACGTCTGATCTGTTGTTAGTTTCGATTTGGTTATTACCATGCCTATCCTTGAGTCTGGCCTCAACCCACATGCAAAAATCCCCGCCATGTGCAATGGCAGGGATCTATAATCATAAATGTGATACGTTTCTGCAAAGTCACAGATCAGCGCATCCTCATCTGTGTTTATCATGTGGGCGAGGATCAAGAGTTTTTTCCCGGTTTGTTTCCTCCAAGGATCTGTGTGATCTCTTCGATCATTTTTGTTGCGGATACTCTTCCCTTCTCATTTCTTACATGGTCTTTCAGAGCTTTTAGCTGTTCCGCCCCAAGGAGCTGCTTTGCAGATACAGTGATCTTTGAGGCGTCACCTTCATCGATCGCACAGAGATTTTCTAACAGCTCATAATCATCCATGTTCTCTTCGTTCAGCTTATACTCAAATCCGCTTTCTGTGGTTCCTGTAATCATCGTTATTTACCTTTCTTCACGATATATTCGTAATGTGTCTGGCCGGTTTCGTCCGGAGTGGCTTTCAGCGTTGTTTCATATCCGATTGCTTCCGAATCTTTGTATACGATATCTGCTACTTCGGAAACTGTCGCAGACGGGATAGTGATTCGTTTCAATGCGCCTTTCAGGATCATGTCCACAACATATGCGGATGCTTCCGCTTCGTTGTTGTTTGCTTTTACCGTGATGCCTGTTTCCAGGGTTCCGGTTACATTTTCATCCCCGTACACTGTTTTCAGTACTTCAACGCTTAAGATTTCCAGCAGTTTAAATTTAAATCTGTCTTCTTTGCTTGTCTGGAGATCCAACACCGTGTCACCGCCCCAAGCCTTTACTTTATCACTCTCCGGGCTGTTTGAGTTTGTTACGCCATCATCGGAGCAATAGCCCAGTCCCTTAAAAGCTTCGTTCAGAGCAGATTTTGCATCTGTCGGAAGTTCTGTTCCAACCGGTGCCCGAAAGATCGCACCGCCGATTTTTGGCTTGCCGGCACTTACATTTTTTGTATCCATTCTTCTTCCTCCTAGTAATAGACGATATCGAAGACTGCCTGGTAGCGATATTTTTTCTTTCCGGTATCGGAATAGTTATAGTCACTATTCAGCTCACATCTGCTGATATCATCCAGTTCAATCGACTTTTCCATTGCCTCTTTTACGCGCTCGTTCAGAGCTGCTGCCTTGTACATAGACGTAGAATAAGACTGGATAGCCAGTGCTGCCTGAGAAATATGATTTTCTGCACCGGATCCAGTCTTTTCCACCAGAACATATTCAGTTCCCAGATTATCCTCTTCTTCCATCCGGACCGGCAGGCCAAGGCTGTCCTGCAGATAATCTTTAATGATCTTTTCTATCATGTTTTCCTACCGCCTTAAGCAATCCATTATTCCCATCGTCTCCGCCGACTTTTACAACCGCACGTGTCTGAGCAACATAAGCATCGGTACCAGCGTTATTTGCTATCTTCGTGGCATGTTCCATGAGGGCAGCCTGCATCTCCGGTGATCGCATCAGTTCTCTTACTCCGGCTCTGTTTAAAACCACCTTTACTTTTTTACTCATATCGCTCCACCATCCATTTCTGATTCCAATCCAGTGGGATATTTTCCTCAATTCCCTGTTGCGGGAAGCTTATCACTCTCCAAGACTGTCCAAAAAAGTCCACTCTGCAGTCTTTCCATTCATGTTCATCGCCTTTCGGAATCGCAATGTTGTACACTGCCTTTTTCCCATATAGATGGACTGCATCCAGGATCTCTGTGGTTGATGCAGGTGCCACCAGAACATTTTCTACGGTTACCGGATGCTCTTCATAGACCGGATGGTCGAATTCGTCTCTACCGATTTCTGTTCTTTCGTACAGTACAACCGGAATCCCCTTAATCATAAGGCTCAACCTCCCATCAATTCCTGATACGGGTTGGATGAACCAATTTTATTCCCAACTCCAAGGATTTTCTTGTCGAGTTTTGTCAGGTACAGTTCGCCGCTGCCGTTCGAATTGGTCCATGTCTGGGAATAACCAAGAGCTGTAGCTGTAGCCTGTGTTGTGCCGATCGGCACGCCTTCGTTACTGCTTTCCACCGCTCTTATGACCATGTTGCAGGACACAAGCTTTTTCGCATCATCCGATGCATTTTTGTTATATGCATCTACGATAATGGCCGCATCATCCAGCAATGCGGTCACGCTGTCTACGTTAAGACCGCCCATGTCCTTTCGTTTCTGCACGTCTTCGTATGTTGCGTATGCCATGTCTATCACCTACTTCTTTTCAGTTGATGTCTTTTTTCTCGTTGTCCTTGGCTGTGTGGCTGCTTTTTTTACCGGTTCTTCCACTTGCTCTGTCTTTTCTGTGACAGGCCGGAACATCATAGAGTCCAACTTTGCGTCAGACTCTACAACGATTCCTGTTTGTTTGTACAGATATCTCATTTATCAGCCTGCACTTTTGCAGATCTTGGTAAATGCTTTCTGATCCAGGATACCGATTCCATATACGATCTCCGCTCTGATTGCGATCTGATTCTGTCTCTGCAGATCTCCCAGACCATCCGGATCACCGTATTGGATCAGATGTGCACCGATGGATCTCTGTACGCCCCATCTAAACGCATCGAACTGTCCAACGATACCAAGCAGATTAGAATCTGTTTTAATCTCATTTTTTGCGGATACTGTGTCAGATACTGCCGCCAGCATTCCAGAGAAATTGGTCAGACTCTGGCCAAATCCGATTTCCGGATAGATCTTTCTTCCGGTGCTGTCTCTCATAGTGGACAGGCCGAAGGAAAGAGTTGGGTCCATAGCGATTCCGCTTGGAGTATATCCGGAAGAAATGATCATTCCTGCTGCCGCTTCGATGGCTTCATCGTATTTTGTCTCGGTCAGATTCACCTTCTGAGTGGTATCCACCAGACCTTCTTTTACCAGGTCTGAAACGGTTCCAGTCAGAGGATTGATCTTGTGGATTCCAACCAGGTCGAGAGCTCTTCCTAGAGCGATACTTGCATTGGATGCCAGATCCTGCAGTACACCGATCTGAACGTCTTCGTCCGCCCACTGTACTTCCTGGGAAAATCTCATAGTAACCTGCAGCTTGAACGGATTGACTGTTTTGGATGCATAGGTTACCGGAGTCGGTGCTTTCTGTGCTGCTTCTCCTACCAGTTCCGCCTTCGGTGGTGCTGTCAGTACCCATACCTGCTGTTTTCCAAACTTCTGTGGTCTTGCTCCGGACAGCTGAGCCAGAGTAGAACCTTTCTGTGCTTTTTCAAAAATGCCTGTTGAGATCTCAGCCGGGATCTCAAAATCTGAACTGATTAATGCTGCCATATTTATTCTCCTTTACCAAATATTTTGTGTGCGAATTCCCGCATAGCCTCATCAGCTTCATGATGCTCTGTGGTTGCCTTCGCATTTCTCTTTGTTCCCGGATAGGATTTCGGCTTTGCAAATTTCAAAATCGCTTCTGCCTGTTTCTTACAGGATTCTTCATCTTCTCCTGTCAGTAACTCTGCCGGAACGTTTGTGTCTTTTGCTACTTTTTCTCTTACCTGTCTAACAGTGCCTTCTTTTTCAAGTGCCGTGAGTTTTGCCTGGAGTGCATCGGATTTCTCTTTTTCTTTCTGGAGTTCCGTTTTGCTCTGCTCCTGGTACTCATCGTATTTACTTGCTTTTTCCCTCAGGTCCTCATAATCTGCATATTTCTGTCTTTCCCTCGCAAGGCGTCCCTCAACAATAGAATCCAGTTCTTCCTGAGTAAAAGTTTTATCATCTGCCATCGTGTTTCCCTCCTAAATGAGTGTTTTTTTGTTTTTTATCCACATTTGAGGCATGTGTTGCCATAAAAATAACACGCATTTCTGCATGTTGAAATTTATCTTTTTTATATAATTAACACCATTTTGTCAAAATAATTATCGCGGCACATATGACCAAAATATTTATCGTTGACGTTGCCATCTCGCTCACCTCCTTGCACCGGTGCAATTTCTTAAAAATGAGTATAAAAATACCACCGGTCATTATTGACTGATGGCATCTACTGTTCTTGTTCCCAAGCCCATTTTTTAGTTTTTTCAAAAGCTTCAATGACTTCTGGTGGAGCATCCTTAAGTTCTCCGTTTTCCACTTTATCTTCATACGGTTCACATATTTTTAAAAGTTCTTTTATATCTTCCGGATAATCACGCAGTACCACTCGCTACACCTTCTTTCTCTTCCAGGTTACAAATTCGGCTTCAACCTCATCATATCTTCCACGGTTGTACATTATTTTTGCGTATTCACTGATTTCTCCTACATTATCCTTTGTAATCCCGGCATTGTCAATATTCTTTTTGCATTTCTCGCATAGTTTTTGAAGATATTCACTCCGGTTTTCTCTAGTGATTGTCCATTCTTGCTTTTGGAAATCCTCTGCCTGTTTCATATGCCACATTTCATGGCGTTCAACTGCACTTCTTCCTCCAGCAAGTTCCTGTATTTCCTGGTTACTTAAAGTTTGATTGTAGTACACAGTATTTGTGCATGGGTCATATAAGCCCAGCGCATTATTAAGTTCATCTTCTGCCAAAACCACCACTACAGGCTTTCTTTCTATCGGAATATCATACTCCCTCAATGCCTTTTCTGTATTCTGGTTAATCGCATTTAATGCTTTTGGTTTTATCTTCGCTCTATCTGATATGTATACTGGTGTATCATATGTTTCTACCTGTTTTACGGAAATTACGAACTCTGTTCCCCTTCGCATCATGGAAATCTCTGTCGCCTGTCCACGTTCCACCTTTCTGTACGCCTGTTTTGCATACAATTCTCGTTTTCTTGCATTAATAGCATCCTTATTTTCCTTGTACCTAATTCTCCGCATGGCATTAATGTCACCGCCGGCATTCTTATATTCTTCCAGGTACTTATCCGGTTCATATCCTGCTACTGTACTCTTCCCATCAAATCTGACCGCATATTCGCAATCGCAATGTGCATGGATGTGTTCGGCATGTCCGTTCCTGAGTGCTTTCTTCGACATGTACTGCCATCCTCTGGATGCCAAGGTAATGCAAAACGAACAGGTATCCCCATTCGGTACCCAGGCAAATTGTGCCCCATCTCGCATGGCATTTTTTAAAGTGGTGTCAGCTCCAACCAGTTTCACCAGTCTTGCTACTGTTGATGGTACATTCAGCTGAGATTGTTTCATGGTTCCGTGAACTGCTTTCGCCACTTCTCCATATTCCGGCAGATCTGCAATCTCCGCAGATGGTATCTGCACGCCCTGTGCAGCTGCTGTGGCTTCGTACATCTGACAAGATAGTGCTCCAATTGCTTTCCCATACTTCTGGGAAAGTGCATAAGCATAATCCAGAAGAGCTTTATCATCTCCGAATCCGTTCTTCTGTACCCATTCCTGCATCAGATCCGCAGCCTTTTGACTTATGCCCGACATTTTTGTTATATAGTTTTTCCAGGCTTTAGTTGATATCTTCATCTGTAAATTCCTCGTTCAGAATATCTTCTCCTCTGGCTCTCTGTTCCTGTGCGCGGATTCTTCGAATATCTGCCTGGTCAAATCCGATCATCTCCAGGAACACATCTGTCTGTGCAAATCCTTCTCTTGCTGTCGAGATCTTTAGCGCAGCATCTGTAGTTGATGCTACACTTGGCATCGCCGGATTTTTGAAATGCGCGATGATCCCCTGTTCTTCCTCCGGAATATCTTCCGGTGTGACTCCCAGCTCTATAGCAAGGGCCATCCGGCCAATCCGATGCAGGGCATCACCATTCGCTCTGTTCAGCTGTTCTGCCATAAGAATCAGTGTTTGTGACTGTGCAATAATTGCCTCGCTGGATGTAGGATTTGCATCATTGATAACTCCAACATCTGTTGCGACCAATCCTGTTGCGGCGGAGTACTGTGTTGCCAGCATCCTCAGCATCTGCACATGTGGTTCGATATTTCCCTGTGTGAGCTGTCCAAAATTAGGTTTTTCTCCTGTCTCCGGATTATTTGTGCTGAGTAAGATGCTTCCCACATACTGCCGGAATTTGTTATCGATCATCATATCATACTGTTCATCTGATATTCCCAGGAGATATTTTTGCGGTGATGTGGCAAATTCCAGGCCAATCGTTGCATTGGCAACTGTTCTTACGTACCCCTGGATCAGACGCCGTACCGGTTCTTTTAATCGTGATTGGCCAAAAGGCTTATCGTTTGTAGCATCCCATGTCAGAGCTACCATAAGCGGCTCTCCGAACTCATGCGGGTTCTGTGTTGCGTACCATGTTCCTCCAACCCTGTCCAGTTGCCAGATATCCGTTTCTGTGTAAAAATTCACATGTTCCGGTGACCAGGTAACGTCTGATTCGTCTCTTCTGGCATCTTCAAAGGCAAATCCATACCGGATCCTGCCATCCTGTGCGTTCCAGGATGCCGCAGCGCAATGTGGTGAGTAGAATCGTATCCTTGCATCGTCCTCTGTACCGGATACTGCTGCAAAAGTGCATCCATACAGTAACTCTTCCTTTACTGCTTTGTTATATTCAGCAATCAGATGGTTTCTTTTCATGATCTGGTCCATATCATCCGACTTTGTTCCGCTTTCTGTAACATATCCATCAAACATGGATCTGGAAGCAAGAACATCCACAGTCTTTGTTCCCCATGCGCATCCGATCTCTAACCTTCCAAGACCGGATGGCAATGCAATGCCAAGATTGACCTCGTTCAGTGTGATCTTGCCGTTATAATATCTGCGCTTCTTCCGGTTCGATGACCGATGGAAGTCATAGATATATTTTGCCTCATTCAGCCATTTCTGTTCTTCCTCAGGCAGATTAACTACCCTTCCAAAATTCAGTTCCATTTATCCTATCCTCATTTTCCTGTTCGGATTTCGTTTTGATGTCCTGCATCCCCACAAAGCCAGAGCCGCCGCTTCGATCGGTATGGAATTATCTCCTCCGAATCCCCAGCCGCCTGAGATTGGTCTCTTTACAGACGTAACTGCAGATTCCTGCAAGACTTCCTGGTATTTGTACCAGGTTACGGTCTGCTCATTGATCTCCTGCTCCAGCTGGCTGGCGGATGCTATCACATCCTTTGCTGTCGGCCGTATGATGGACTGCTTGTACTTCCATACAGGAGCGATTTTATCTATCAAATAATCCACTCCATTCCTTCCATCAATAACCACACAGGATGCTGACTTGTACCTCTGGTTCAACCAATCGGCAAGCCACTGGATGCCTCGGTTTGTAGGTTTCAGCTCTATCAGTGATATTCGTGCTGCTTCTTCTTCCGGGCAGACAGCTCCGCACAACGCTACCACGGATCCATCCGTGGAAAATTTGATTCCGTACGCCGTCTTTCCTTCCGGTTTTTCTTGGTCAGATGCGCATGCCTCCCATTTTTGCTTATCAATAGCATAATCTTGGTCGTTGTTTATCGGTGACCACCAACCAAGCCGCTCTCTGGCAAACGTATCCTCATCCATCTGCTCACATTCTGCTGCTATCGTTGTTTCTGTCATTCTTCGTCCCAGAGCCGGATTACAAGCCGCCCAACGTTTCCTGTCAGTCACATCTCCGATCTCTTCTACCGAATACTCTGTCCATGCTGTAGATTTGCTTTCTCCATTTCTGGCTCTTTCCCGGATCTTCCGGAATACGTTTCCTGTGCAGTTTTCGTCCGGTGGTGTTCCGAGATAGATGGTCTGTGGATTCCTGGATGCGGATATGGCAGGAAGGAAAGATGCCTGTTGTTCGCTTGTCAGTTCCTGCGCTTCGTCAAACACCAGGCAATCTCCATGGAGACCGCGGCCTCCGTTTCTCGTTCTTGCAACAAATACCACTCTTCCACCATTTTTCAGTATGATCTGTTCTCTTCCAAGAGCTGACTTGATTTCTTTTATGTATTTTCGCAGTCCTCTGCTTTCAAACAATCCTCTCAGTTCCATAAACGTTTCTGTTGCCGTCTTCTGTAGATGTGCCGTGTAGATCACCCACTCTGAGTACATGATCATTCCTGATGCAATCCTTCCGGATGTATCCAGTGTTTTTCCGTTCTGTCTCGGAACAGATAATCCACAAGTCGGGGCTGACCATATTTCTTCCTCTGTTCGTCCCATCCAATCGTTCAGGACTTCACTTTGCCACGGATCCACGTACAGTTTTCCGACAGAGAGCACTTTTACAGCATCTGGGCCGTCTGTGTAACTAAAGTCCGGAGCGATCCTAACGGACGGCGTCTGGCTTCCCATCAGCTTTCCTTGCTGAGAGGATCTCTCCGATTTCGTCATCGTCTTTCTCCATTCCTCTGATTTCTTCAATTTCTTTTATTGTTTCTCTGTACTGTTTCACCAGCTGGGGAACTGTCTTCATGCTATCATCCAGTTTTCCCGTGCACAGATCGATCTGTTTCGCCATTACTATGGCCAGGTTTTCCAGCTGTTCCAACCGTGTTCCGGATGCCGTTACAGTGGCCATTTTCCTTGCTCTTGCCATCTTTTAACCGCTCCTTATAATTTTCCTGTGTGTAAATCGGCGCTGGACGGCGAGGGGTGCCTTCGGCCGCGTGGGGGGTACCCTCCCCACCCCTTACCAGGTGCCGTCCTGAGGGTTGATTTTCAAACTTGTGTTCGTTTTATGCAGCTCGCTTGGTGTCCTGCTTCCTTTCATGGCATTACAACAATAATGAGCAGCTTGCAGATTGTTCCAGTCCTGTGCTGCTGCCTCCCTGGAGGCGTACCCAAACTCTTTCCATCTGGACACAGGCTTGATCTCATCGATCACAAATGATAACGGATGATCGCTGTCACTCGGTTCATCGTAATGAATAGGACCAAGCTTTCCTCTGCATATTCCGCACTCGCCTCTGATTGCTTTCAATCTTGCTCTGTGCTTACGTCTTAGGTTTCCATTTGCGCTTCTAGGGTTTCCCATCGTTGCTCCTCCTCCTGTTTGACTCAAAAAGAAAATGCGCCCGGATCAACCGGACGCATACGCACCTGCAGGTCTCAGTCTGGTGTAACCTGCTGCCAGATCAGCTCTGATGGGCTCCTGGGCTTCTTTGACCTGTCCAGGTAGGTGCAAGACTGTCGCCACCAATCGGGCAATCGGAATGAGATGAGTTGCACATCTGACGTCACTGCTATCAGCCGCTCTTCTTCCTGAGCTACATTCCGAAGTGGGTGACGGTTCTTGAACCAGCCGACCGTCTGAGCTGTCCGGATATCTTTCAGCACTTTATAACCGGAATAAGGAGGTTTATGTCTGCCTTTCTTTTTTCTTTGACCCATTTACCATATTAGCACTTCGAAACCGGACATTGTGGGACATTTCGAAAAAATCTTTGAATTCTTTTTCTTACGTTTTCTTCCGTGTATCTGATCTGGCGTTTTGGATATTTTTTGTTCATCTGTTCTGCTGTCTGCACATAAGACAAATCATCAATAAAGAAATACATCAGCATCATCCGGAACTCACTCTTTTCGATTGATTGAATGTATTCTTCTGCCTGCGTCTGTTTCTCCAGAAGTTCTATTTCTTTTAGTTCCCGTAACATGATTCTTTTGTTCAGCAACTGCTTCCTCTGCTTGATCAGACCCTCTGGTTTCCCAGTAATCTTTACACTTCCCAGAGACTTCTTTCCCTTCTTTCCTCTGGATACAGAATCAGTTACTACGCTATTTTCCAGCTTGCATAATTCAATCTGATCCTCTTCGATTCTTTTCCGCAGTTCCTTCAATTCCACCCTTACGTCCGCATACTCCATCAAGATCTCCTTTTCCAATGGTATCACCTCCCCATGAATACTTCCGTTTGCTTTTCCTGTCCTTGACCGTAATACCGATCAATTCCAGACCCACTATATCAAGGAGTCTTCTTATCAACTTCAGCGGCTCCCAGATATGTTCTGGAAGATATTCTGCATTATGTATCGCCTTTTCTGCCGTCTGATCTTTATATCCTTCTCCGTTCATACTTTTCTCCTACCTGTTTCTTTTCTAATTCAGCCATTCATTATCTAAATAGTAGAACCCACTTTCCTGTTCGCTCAATTTATTCAGAGCATCTTTCACAATCCCCTGCTGCCGCTCCTCAGCATGCAAAACAACAATTCTGTCATGGATTTCTTTCTTGGTCCTGTTATACATTTTCTTACACTCTTTAGTCTCCATCTCTGATCTGCATCTATAGGTGTAGGATTCTCAAATTCTTCTTCCAATTCTCGAAAATACGGTACTGCCACAAGAATTCCGTAATGGTGAGAGGAATCTGGATTACATTGCAACATATGGTTCGTAAATTTTCCACCGTTAAGATCCGGAATCAGCTTTTTGTAACACTCCATCGTTGTTACGATATAATTCTTTTCTCCCAGAAAATTCAGCCCATTTCCGCTATACACATCCTGCACACAACTTTTCACTTCATAGCATATAAAGATTCCCTTTTCTATCGCCGCTATTGAGCATTGGTTTTCTGGAACAAACTGCATATAATCTATTCTTTTTGGCTTTCCTTTCGCTGCCCATGGGTCTATACTCACTTCTTTTGCCCAGTATTTTCCAATTCCGCTCAATCTGTCTCTTTCCAGGACTTTGTTTAAAAATTGTGTTGTTGTTTTCCTGTCCATTTATTGCAATCCGCACCTCCCACAATCATTGCCGGCTGCTCCGAAGCAATCCGGTCTGCATTTTGGTCTGTGAAGAAATACCTGCATCATTCGCTGCTGCCATTCCGGACTTTCCTGTTTCCGGGTATATTCCTTGATTTCTTCCTCTGTTGCATCCCTGATATCTACAATTTCTAACATTCCTTCCTCCTCCATCCAATTACTTTCTCCTGGATCCGTGGATACTTTCCTTCTGCCAGATGCCAGTTTTTATCTGATCTGGCATAGATTGCCGGTATAATCTTTCCACTCTCCAGGTGTGCTTCTACTTCTATCGATACATTCTTGAGTCCTTCCGCAATCGGCGGGAACTCATCTGTGATCCATTCCATATGCTCCGTCTTCCTCCATCAGATTTATTTTACTCAATTCCTTTAACAGGCTGTCTTTTCGTTCATCCTTTCTGGCGCATACGTGCCAGCGCATCACATTGTTTTCATACAGGATGTCGTTTGCCCTGTAAAATGGTCCTTCTGCAGTGCATTCGCCTTTTTCCCCTTCGATTTCTGTATTATCCACAATATCAATCAATCTATCATGGATCAACAGGATATTTCCCCTGCATTCATCCTGTAAAATTCTTTGTGAGATACCGTTTCTGTCTATGGTCAGATCTGTCACGGCAATCTCTTCTTCCGCATCTACGGATACCTCTTTTCGGTTGATATCCACCTGATTTCCCTCTTTTGTGGCACAATAGCTTTCTCCGGTTTCCGGAATCCATCCGGTCAGTTCCAGGACTGCTGCCAGGATCTCTTTTGGCATGTGCTTCTTCAAGATGTCTATTTCCCAGTAACCACCGCACAGATAATATCTTTCTTCGGTTGCTGCTACTCTCAGACCGTGTTTATATGCTTCCTTCATTAAGCGTTTCAATACTGTTTTTTTCAGGAACATGTTTTTTCTCCTTCCCGGGTGCCTCATGAGCCAGGCACCCTCTGTGTATTTGTGATATATCCTTAAGTGTGCCAAGCCACTATAGGTAACTCTTTCCATACCGGGTTCTGAATTCTTCTCTGGTGTGGTCTCTTTCGTAGATCTCCTGGGCGTAACGCTTCAGGATCAGATCAGACTCCCGGTTTTGGTGGACTGCTGCCTTGCCGGTTCTATGATGTTCTACACACAGATATACGGTAAGGCCATCCTCTTCACTGTGTTTTCGGTTCGATCTTCCGAAGAATACATGGTGTTTTTCTATGTAAGACCAGTATTTATCTTCCTCGTGATCCAGCATGCTGCATAATAAGCATCTGCCGTCTTTTGGTTGGATGATACTATCTATTTTTTTCACTCGGCTCTCCTTTCGAATCCACTTCCTGTTCCAACCATTTTTGTACTTTTTCCGGATAGGCAAGGATCACAACGTTCAGTCCGTGGCTGATATATACTGCTGCATCTTCTGTTGTCAGATTGTCTATGTAGGCTTTTCTAGTCTGTGTTGGACAATATTCCGGGAAATCCTTTGTCAGTTCAGTCTGTCCGGGAATCTCCGGCTGAGCTGCTGGTTGTTCTTCCTTTTTCTCCTTTGTCTCTTCCTGTTTTTTCTCTGGTTCTGGCTGTTCTTTCTTTTCCGGTTTCTTCGGTGGCTTCTTTGCTTTCTCAACCTTCGGCTTTTTTCGTTGTACCGGTGCAATTTCCGGTTCTTCTTCCTGCGGGAATTCCTGCCCGTAGATTTCTTCCCATTGTTTCTTCGGGTCTGTATCCGGATCTGTCATGCCGCTTACACAGTCCGTGACCTGCTCCCAGGAATACTGCTCCTTCTCCTGCTGCCGGATCGCATGGATCGTGATATCCTCTTTTTTGTCGTTCATGTAGATCAGGATCTTTCCAGTCCCCTGGATCCGGATGCTGTAGATCTTGTCCGTATCCGGGACCAGGAATTCCTTCATATGCTTTGCTTCGTTGTGTTTCAGGAATTCTGCCATCTCCATGTACAGTTCCGGATTTTCCAGGAAAAGTTCATGGAAGGCTTTTTCTAACATCCCCATTTCTTCCTGGGCTTCGTTCTTTTCTTCCAGGAGGACTTCGATATCCGTGATCTTTTCTTCGCTCTCGATCTCTTCTTTGACCGTCTGGATCTCTGACTTGCTGTAACCTGGTGTGAGTTCTTTCACAACTTCATCCGGGAGTGTCAGCATCAGTGCCAGTTTCGCATAGCCAAATCCCTGGTATTGCGCCTGGAGGCGTGGGGAATACCCGCCCTCAGAAAACTTGTCATTGATCCGGATGTACCGGGATACCTGGGTAGCATCCAGTTTGTATTCACCCCAGGCAAATTCGTTTACATTGCTGTAGCCGGATCCGTTCAGGATGTCAGTATCCCGCCCCTGTTTCAAGAGATATCCGGTATATACAAAATCTTCTACTGTGCGGTTTAATACCCCGCTTACTTCGTTGTGGTATTCGTTATAATCTTTAAACACTGTTAATTCCATCCTGCTGCCTCCGCTTCCAAAAAGTCTTCTTCCAGTCCTTTCAGCACCCTGGTATTTCTCTTGGCTTTTAGCTCTTCAATGTTCCGCTCCCGCTTGATCTTGCTCGTCCTTGCCAGTTCCCGGTCTTTCCAGGTCAGGCGGCTTTTCAATACTTTCTGCCACTCCCTTAAGAATCCACGGATCTCCTCGATCCCCGGTTCTTCATCCATGTAGCTTCTGTGTTGGCGGATCGTACCGCCCGGTTCTACCTCGATCGTGTAGAATGGGACTCCCGGGGCACTCTGTCTCCGCAAGAAGCAGATATACGTCTCCCTGTCCTCAATCCGGTCAAAATACCGCTCACTGCTTCCTACACAGTGATGCAGGGCACGTCCCTCCAGGACAATGTCCATCAGTGTCTGTGGGACGATGATCTTGTATTCTCCGTTCTCATACTCATACCGTTCCCTGATCTCCTGCAGGGTCTGTTCTGCTGTCGGGTATTTCTCCCGCATTTCCCTGGCATATGCTTCCCTCTGCTCGCTGTCCCGGCTCATCTCCCGAAGGATCTGCATCTGCTGCCGGTCTACGATTACTTCATCGTGTCTCCGTTTTAGTTCTCTCGGCCGGTATACCATCTCATCTGTCAGATCCTTTCCAGTAGCCTGGCACATGGACAGGTAATCTTCATACTGCTCTAATACAGCATTTGCAGTATATGCCGGGTACTGTTCCTTCTGCTGCCGGATGATGTAATTGACGATCTGCTGTGGGGACATATACTTTCCAGACAATGCGATATCTTCCGTATCTATTTTGTTTTTCTCCAGAAAGCGTAAGGTCTCTGTCGGGATCTTCTTTTTGGTCTTTTCACTGTAGCGCATCCAGCTGACCATGCGGTGTCCGCCGTTTTCGTCCCGGATCCGGTGGATCATCTGCTTGTCGCAGATCCCGAAGATACCCTCGATTTTTTCTGCGTTTAGGTTGAGGTCTCCACGGTATACAAAATTCCATCCCGGGTATTCTGTATCGTCTGCCACTTCCTGCAGTAGTTTCCAGAACCTGCCTTTCGCCAGGTATTCCGCCACACCTGCATAATTCCCGCTCTGCATGACTCCTGCCAGCAACCGGCTATAATTCATACACAGTCCTTTCTGTGCCGTCTGTTCCAGGGTTGTCCAGGCTTTTTGGTAGATCGTGTTTTTCAGGATTTCTTTAAAATTCCCCGGATAGAGGTATCCCTGCTGTGACCTGTAATTCCCGTGGTTGCCGGTTACCCATGACTGCCAGTCCTGGTAGTAGATCCTGTACTTCTTTGTGGATCTTCGCTTTCTGAACAGGTTATAGCCTACGACCCGGATTGCTTCGTTCAAGGTGACTGTGTGCTTCCGGCATTCCCACTCAATGTGGGCATAGATGACCCTTAACACCATATCTTCCCCTATTGGATGGATCAGGTAGCATTGGGCGTTTTTCCGGATCCGTTCTGTCCGGGTCTTGATCTGCAAGTGTTTTTTGCACTCCGGACAATTGATAAATTGATTGTGTCGGCTTTCTGGAAGTTCTTTCTTTGCGAACTTTTCCCCGCAGGATGTGCAGGTATACTCATCTTTCTTCTTGGTCTTCATCAGGTAATCTTCCCCTGCTGCCTTTTCAAACAGCCACTCCCTCAGGTCTGACGGGAGCTCCGGAGCCTGTGCCATATACGTGTCCAGGCGATCCCGTCTACTCTTTTTCGCATCCCGACGTTTTCCCCTGTCATAGCCAGCTTCTTCCCAGTCAATCGCCTGGTATACGTCTTTCGTTGCACGACCCAGTTTTTCAAGGCAATGTTGCTTTTCCTTCCTGTCGATAGCCGGGTATCTGACGTCTTTCGGCCAATAGTGATTTGGGTTGGTTGCCAGTGCTGTGAGCAGCTTCCCTCTGCTCCAGGTTTCTTCCAGATACCCATGCTGCCCGGTCTCCACATCGATGCAGTACCGGAACTTTCGCTCCCTGTTCTCCCAGACATCCAGGATCAGGACATTTCCCAGTTCCTCTACGGTTGCCATGTATGCATCTGTCTTCGGGGTTCTTGCCGGTACCGTCTCCAGTTGTTTCCACTTCATGCTTCCCGCACCTCCCCGTCCGTCGTCAGGGTATAACGTTTTCCTGGTTCGGCTTCTTTTCCCACTTTGGCGATCTTGGCACCTATGATCTCCCCATATTGATCTTCCAGGATCATCCCAAGGATCCCCTGTGTTCCGTATACCACCGGATGGGTTCCCCTTGCGATCGCGATCTTCGTATCTTTCCCCGGAAGGATTTCTTTTCCAACCGTCACGTATGCATCTGAATACTCCCAGTCCCTCGCCGGATGGTACAACATATATACCATGGCGTAGTAGGCGATCTGGTACAGGTTCAGTTCTTCTTCCAGGCGCAGTTCTGTGGATACTACCATGGAACATCCTTCCTCCTCATCGATGCTTCCTCCTGACGTACACTTGAAAAAACGGTTCTTTCCGTTCAGTGGGTACCATCTCATGCAGTCGAGGATATACTCCGCTGCGTGGAGTCCTGTGCTTCTGGTCTTGCTCTTTTCCTCCCGGTAGAGTACTCCCGGCTGGTACTGGAAAGTCCCCTTTCCGCAGGTTGCCTGCAGGTTTTTGTTGAATCCCTTGAACGTTCTCATGCTTTCACCTCCAGGTAATACTCACGGATGATCTTCCGCACCGCTGCTTTTCCCGGTATTCCCATATAGATGGGTGGCTTCAGCCCTGATGCCTTCACGATCCGGTCATCCAGGCGGGCTTTTGTGTCGAATCCTTCTTTCAGGATCCGCGCAAACGCTTCTGTCAGGGTTTTCCCTTTCCGTCTCACGGCAAGGCTCATCGACTCGTCTTCCGTGCACAGCTCCACCAGAAAATCTTTCCAGTCCTTCAGCACGCCGTCAATCTTCAGGTCTTGTGCTTCCGCATCCAGTTTTCCGATCGCTGCCAGTGTTGGCGTGGTCAGTTCTTCGATTGTACCGGTGCAAAAGTCCTCCACATCCTCCGGGTCCAGACCGTTTTCTTTCGCGATCTCCTTGATCGCATCCAAGTCGCCCTCTTCTAACTGTGCCTGGGCTGCCTTGTTGATCTCTTCCCAGGAATCAAATTCTCCAAACTTCTCATACATCTGTGTTTTCCTCCTTGTGCTGTATCTCTCTTTGCAACCATCCGGAAAATTCATGTATTCCCATCCGGAAGGTTATCTCTTTCCCCACTGCAGCATCGGATACCTGCTGCCATAATTCTTTATATTTCATTTCGTTACCGTCTGCCTTCTTCCAGCCGTTCTCCCGGTAGTGTGCCAGACGGCCGAAAGTCCCCTGTAAATACTGGGATTCCGTGTGGATCACTGCCTCACATGGCTTGCACCTTGATAACGCTTCCAGGAGCATCCGGACATCGCGTTCATTCTTGGTATCTTCCGTTTCCCGGAACTCTTCCAGTGTGTGGAACCGCTGTCCCTGATAGGCCAGGACGTATCCATACCAGCTTTTTTTTCTTTTCACAGACTTCCCGGCATTTTCCAGGTAAATATCTACTTTCCACACGTTAATCCCTCCTGTTCAGTCGTATCATCGTATAGCTCCGGTATTTGTATCCGGTTTTCGGGTTGATTCCTTCGTAGATCCGGGCAATGTAGTAACCTTTTTTCGGTTTTACTTCTTCTTTCCAGCGTTTCAGGTACTGTTTCTTCGGTGGCGGCAGTGGCATATTCCGGCTGGTGTTATAATTTGCCTCCCGTATCCTTGGCTTTGCCGGCGTCCCGTCCTGCTTCTTTTCCACCGTCCGCTCGTCTTTTGTGATGTACGCAGCCAGCTGATCAAAGTCTTCACTGTAATATTTGCTCTTTCGCAACTCTGAGATCCAGGTACCGCCTTTTTTCCATGCTTTTGTTATGATGCTCGCTGTATCTCTGATCTCATTGATGATCAGATGGATATGCCAGGCTCCCTTGGTTCCCCGCTCAATATTCCGGATCCAGAACACCTCATATCCCCGTTTCTTGTATTCCCTCCTGACATACTTCATTGCGTTCTGGAAGTCCTTCAGTGCAGCTTTCATATCCGGCGGTCTGTTCTTCGTTTCATAGGTCCAGGTAGCCCAGCAGTCACCCTCTTTAAAATACATCAGTAATCTCTGCCGGCATCTCTTTTTCTTTGCCCTCCAGTTTGCCTGATGCATCTCTTCCTCTGTCGGCTTTGCCTTTGTTTTCCTTGTGCCTCCCGGTCCCCCATATCTTCCATCATGGAATTCACTGATATCCAGGATATCCCCTTTCCGGAAGGATGATATAATCCTCTTAAACATGGTATATAGTCCTAACTTTAATCCCTTTATCGAGTTTAACACGGGACCCGGAAGCCCCGTTTTTCTTGACTTTTCCCATCCTGTAAGGTAAAATTATATTTGTGATATATGATTTATCCTTACAGGATGGAAGAAGCCGATCAGCGGAAAACTGATCGGCTTTTTTCTATGTAGACCGGCCATTCTTTCACCGGTACCGTGTCAAGCATTGTTTTCCAGTTTTCAAGTTTCATGATTGTTTCCATTTTGCCGATCGTGTCAGTGAGTTCACCGTAAATGGCATCCCCATATGATGTTTTCTGGAGCCGTATCTTATCGTTGTTCAGTGGCAGCCGATAACCAGTTCCCCTTCCCGGATTCTTCACCGTGTATTCAGTGTTCATTTCGGAACCCTCCTGGTTCTTCCGGAACCGCGGTTTACTGCAACCAGTTCCTCTGCGGTCTCTTTCAATACCAGCCAGTTTTGCGGGACCATATTTGCATTCTTCATCAGGATCTTCTGTTTCCGCGTTGGCTTCGTTGCTCTCGGTCTTCCCATTATTCATCATCCTCCATGCAGCTGTATTCATCTTCACCGCATTCCATCTTTTTCAAATCTTTCTCGAATTTACAATAGAATATGATGGCCACTATAGCAAAAAGCGCAGCTATCCACCAATTCTGTGCTGTGAATATTCCGATAATCGATGTGATTTCTCCAATCAAATCCCAGTTGCTCATTGTTTCATCTCCTAAACTACATATTTTTTATGGGCCTGTTCCAGCTCGTCCTCTGACAGATCCAGATAGATCTGTGTTGTTTCTATACTCTCATGGCTGAGCATCTTCGATACTTGCTCGATCGGCATTTCTCTCCGCAGTGCCATCGTGGCACATGTCCGCCGGAATTTGTGCGGGTTGGCTTTCTCCCTTCTATGATTTTCCATCCCACAGGTACCCGGTCAGCTCCCAGAGCTTCTTCGGACTGATGTAATAATTTCCTCTGCTTCCGTTTCCGGTTGCTATCCCGATATCTAACCATCCGTCTTCCATTCCTTTTCGTACCCATGTTCCGGATTTTCCAAATACCTTCTGCGCTACACTTACTGGTACATTCCCCGGCGGGAACTCCGGATAATTAGCTGCTGACAAAATTGTTCTTGCCACATGCTCAGCGATCGTCTGGGCATCTGACAGCTGTCTTAATGTTTCTGACATACTTCTTCACCTCTCTCACATATTGACTTCTGTATGTTTTGCTCCTATTCTTTAAGATACAGGCTCCTACTAGAGCTGAGTACGAAAGAAAGGAGACATTTATGAATAGTACTATCGTTGTTGCAATAATCAGTGTTACAGGATCGTTCATTCTCGTTTATCTCAACTCATTCAAAGACCTTTTAAATAGAAAATATGAAATCCGCAGAGAACAACTCTCAAATTTTTATACGCCCTTCTATCAAAGGTACTGTGCTGGATTTTTCCAGCATTGCCAGCTAAGCAGCATGGACAATAGGGTTCGCTCCATATTTCTCGATTTAATGACGAGAAACTTGCATTTAATGGAGCCGCATTCTCAAGCAATGTATTCTGAATTCTATTCAGTCTATCTCGACTTACTAGAAGCAGAAAACAATAATCCTGAATATTCTCTAACTGAATGCTCTGAAAATTTTGATGCAATTTTTAATAAATTATCAAAGCAGATTTTCACTGAATACAAATGCATACTAAAGAAATGCCATCTGCCAGTACCTTTAATATAAGGCCAATGCGTCTGTAATCTTTTAATGTAAGAAATATTGCAGACGCATTTAACAGTAACACTGTCAAAATCATATTCACTCTCCTTTTTTCACTTCTCTTCCGTCGCAAGCAGCTCGTCCACATTGACTCCAAAGTAATCTGCTACTTTTTTTAAGTTTTCTACAGATGGGCTAGAGTTTTTCCATCCTCTGACTGTTCCATTTCCCATAGCACATTCGCGCTCTAATTTTGCGATTGTGATCTTTTTGTCTTTGCAAAGTGTAGTTATTTTTTCAAAAAGCAAAAATCCTTACCTCCTTTCCCAGCTGATTTAGAGAAAAGCATTGACAAACATTAGAGAATAATCTAAAATATGAATTGTCAGAAACATATTAAGAATCACTCTTTTATTATTTAGGCTTTTCTCTAAATCATGCTTAGATTATATAGGGTATTCTCTAATTTGTCAATATTATTTTTAGATTTTTCTCTAAATTTTAGGAGGTACTCTATGAATAGCGTAGACAGAGTAAAGAAAATATGTAAGGATCGCAAGATACCAATTTCAAAATTGGAACGCGAACTTGGATTTTCGAATGGTTACATAAGTCAATTAAGAAAAGGCGTGTTTCCGGCTGATCGACTTGCATTAATAGCTGATTACTTACAAATATCATCTAATTATCTTTTAACCGGAGAGGATAATGATGGATTAACCGAAAAAGATAACCGCGACATTGCAAAAGATATGGAAGCTATCCGGGCTAAATTGCTGAATGGCACAGACGGACCTCTCTCTTATGAAGGAGAACCAATTCCGGAAGAAGATGCTGAACTGCTTCTTGGTCAGATCGAGCTGATGATGCGCAGGTTGAAACCAATTAACAAAGAAAAATATAATCCAAACAAAAATAAAAAGTAGGTGTTGGGATTTGAAAACACATGATATTAAGCAGTTGGTTGCTTATTATGTCAGAAAATTTAATACCAGGGATCCTTTTGAGTTGGCAGACTATCTGCATGTTGAAGTGATAACCGGACCTCTCGGAAGCCGTTCCGGTTGTTATATGTTTCTCAAGAATCATAAATGCGTATTTCTAAACGAAGATTTGGAAGAGTATGAACGCATGCTTGTGATGGCTCACGAACTCGCACATTCGATCATGCATAGAAAGGAAAATTGCTACTTCATCCGGAATAAAACTCTTTTGCTGACTTCCCGGATAGAAACAGAAGCAAACACATTTGCTGCTGAACTACTAATTCCAGATGATTTAATATATGATCATCCAGGAATAAGCAAGTCCCAGCTTGCACGAATTGCAGGGTATGATGAAAGGATAATGGAATTTAAAAATATATAATAACTATAAAGGAAAGATACGAATACGCAAATTATCTATTTCACACCAAATTTGGTAGTTATGAAAAAATATTATAAATGTCGAACGAATTTCATTAACTACCATTATCGTAAAATGAAAACTTTGTAAAAATATTATCCATATGGAGGTATCATGAAAAAGAATTCTCTAATGTCTATAGTTAGCATTTGTTTGTCACGCCTTTTTCCTAAAAAATACACTTTCGAACATAATAATATCAAACTTGTGGAAAAAGCCGCTTTCCCCGATTCCTATATTGTGCTCGATGTAGAAACGCCTAACAAGCAAAATAATCGGATTTCTCAGATTGGACTTCTTCTAGTTAAAGAAGGACATATAATTGAAAATCGCAGTACACTTATCAACCCAGAAGTTGCATTTTCGGCAATAAATCAGAGAATTACTGGTATTGACTCTTTTATGGTTGTTAATTCTCCAAAATTCAATGAATATTGGAGTTCTGTTAAATCACTCTTTGAAAACTATGTTGTTGTTGCACATAACGCATCTTTCGACTTGGCTGTTCTGTGCAAAACTTTAAATCACTATAAATTAAGTATTCCACGTTTGCAGTATGTGTGTACATACAAAGAAGCGCAAAACCTTTTTCCACAAGCTGATAGATATACTCTTTCTTCTCTTGCCAAATATTTAAATATTGACTTTTCAAACGCACATAACGCTGAATCCGATGCAACTGTATGTTATCAAATTCTTGAAAGAATGAAGGAAATCAAACATCAGTTCTCACCCATTGACTACAAATTTATTAGGAATGAAAATGTGTACACTCAAACCGTAGGAAACGATATTTCCTATGTCGATGTAACTGATCTTCCCTTTACTGATAACTTTAACTTTGTTTTTAAAAATAAGCGTTTTGTTTTAACTGGTTTGTTCACTCATGTTTCAAGAGACACTGTTGCTGAGTATATTACCAGCAATGATGGAATTATTACCGAATCAGTATCTGGGAAAACGGATTTCTTAATAGTTGGTTCTAAATCTGATCCAGCATGGAAATACGGAAATTATGGTATAAAAATCGAAAAAGCCATTTCTTTGCTTAATGAAGATTGCTCTAAGATACAGATTATAAGAGAATCTCTCATTGCTGATTATATAAATATTAATTCCAAATAAAAAACCGGCCCCTGCGCCAACAGGAACCGGCAAGTAACATTCCGAAGAATGATACAGTGTGCTATACACACTTCATACGATAAATATTGTATCATCTTCGGAACAGCTTCGCAAGCGGAACGCACGTTCTCTGCTAGCTGTTATTTTTATACCCATTTTTAAGGAGGATGATGTTATGAAACTACCAAACGGATACGGATCCATCACAAAACTGTCCGGAAAGCGTAGAAAGCCCTGGATGGTGCGCGTGACCAAATCAACTGAGTATGATGAAAAGCTCGAAGATTATAAACTTGTCCGTGTCACTCTCGGCTATTATAAGACCAGGAAGGAAGCTCTGGACGCTCTTGCTGCCTATAATGAAAATCCGTATGATCTGAGCAATCAGGATATTACTTTTGGTGAGGTGTACGAAAAATGGTATGCTACCAAAGAGAAAACCATATCCCAGTCCACCAAAGTTGCATACGTTAGTGCATATAAGTATTGCAAACCAATTGCAAATATCAAGATCCGTGATCTGCGGGCCAACGCGCTGCAGAAGATCGTGGACAGCTGTCCGAAGACTTCCAGCACAAAGAAGAATATCCGCATTGTCATGAACGCTACCTTCAATCATGCCATTAAGGACGACATCATATCAACCAATTATGCTGACTATATTACTGTTGAAGAGTCGGATCCTGTCTTCGAACGTGTTCCTTATAGTGACGAAGAGATCCTGTGGCTCTGGGATCACTCTGCTGACCGGTATGACGTCCAGATCATCCTCATCCTGTTATATACCGGCATGCGTGTCAATGAGCTCCTGCAGATGCCAAGAGACTGCTGCCACCTGGATGAAATGTATCTGGACATCAAAAAAGCAAAGAATAAGGCCAGTATCCGCAAGGTACCTATCCATCACCGGATTTTTGGTTTTGTCAAGGCTTTTTATGATAAGGGCGGGGAAACACTGATTGTAAACAAATTTGCTCATACTGTTGTGTATGGGAATTTTGTTAATCGTGAATATAAACGATTGAATGAGGAGATGAATACTTTCCACAGATTCCATGATACCAGGCACACATTCATCAGTGCCGGCCACAGATACAGATTAGATGATTATTGCCTCCGGAAGATCGTAGGCCATGAAGTGAAAGGTGTCACGCTGAAAGTCTACACCCATGTCGGTCTTGATGAGCTTCTGGCTGAGATCAACAAGATCCCGTAAATTGAATATGTTTCTTTTGCTACCAACGTGTTACCAACGTGCTACCAATGTGTTACCAACTGCTAATATTTCATCACCTTTTTGGCAAAATATACAAATGAAAAACCCAGGAAACATAAGGCTTCCTGGGTTTACTGTTATTAACTGTTACTAGATAGAGCCACAAAATCTTATACTCTGGACAGATATTCACCTGTTCTGGTATCGATTTTGATTTTAT